AATTAGAGACAATGCTGGTCGTTTGGAATTTTCTACTTACAATCGTTTAATCACTAAGCTTGTTATAGGAGATGAGTCACTTCTTTCCGATTATGATTACGAGGCATCGATTGATGAATCGGCCAATGCGGTAAAAGTTATCCGTGAAGATTCTGAAAAAAATACTCGCGAAGTCTTTACAGCTACTCATGCTGGTAATATCGAAAAGTGGGGTCGTCTGCAAATCGTTGAAACGGTCAGTGATGCAGAATTAAACTCTTCTCAGTTGCAGCAACAGGCTAATGCATTGCTGCGAGAAAATAATAAAGAATTTCGAACGCTGACATTAGAAGCAGTAGGATCAATGGAAATCAGCGCTGGCAATAGCTTTACATTACGCTTAGCTGATCTGCAACGTGACAGCGTGGGAAATGACAGTTTAGCATTAATTACAAGGTGTACACACCATCTAGGGAAAACCCACACAATGGATCTAGAAGTGGAGGTGGTGGCATAATGGCTGGTGAACATTTAGCACGAATCATTAAAGATAGTAAACCTAAAGAAGCTGATCTTTCCGACATGGTCTATGGTGTTGTCACTAGTACAAGTCCTTTATCGATTAGAGTCGACAACCGCTTCAGCATCACGAGCCGGCATTTAATTTTGTCGCAGATGGTACGGTCGCTTTCAGTGTCCTTTTCGATTACGATCGATGGCAAGACCGGCACAGGTTCTGCACAAGTGTTTCGTGCATTGCAGATTGGTGATCGTGTGCGGATGTTGCGAGTAAGTAAGGGACAAAAGTATTACGTGTTGGATAGGAGCTGATCAAATGGATGAGGAAATTTTGGAACAAATACCATCACGAACATATCGGCTGGTGAATGGTCGTATAGCAGGATGGATTGATGATCTTGAAGCAATGCGACAAGCAATTGGAAAAACATTGCATACAGAGCGCTTTACGTGGCCTATTTACACGGATAACTATGGCATTGAACTCCGTACATTGATTGGGGAAGATATGGATTTAGTAATGGCTGAGATCGAGCGGCTGGTTACTGAAGCATTGTCTGTCGATGAACGAATTATAGAAGTGTCTAATTTTAATTTATTTAAAGAGAGTAGGAATAGTATTCTAGTCTCTTTTTTTGTTGCTACGATTTTTGGTCAGATTAGGATTGAGCAGGAGGTGGCAGTTTGAATCCAGAAGAAATCGGAAGATACCTAGAAGAATATGATTATGAATATTTTATAAATAAAGCTTTATCCAAGGTGCCGGAAGGGATCGATACTCGAGAAGGATCAATTATTTATGACGCTCTCGCTCCAACGTGCTATCAACTAGCTGATTTTATTATGCGACTGAAAAATGTGTTGCTAGAGACCTTTGTCGCTACAGCAACCGGAGAATATCTTGATTATCGAGCTGAAGAAACCGGGTTACATCGGATTCAAGCGACTAGGGCAATCGTTCGTGCTCGGTTGTCAAGAGAAGATGGCAGCCCCTTTTTAGTAGCAGTAGGAAGTCGCTTTTCATCAATTGGTGATGATCCGGTTTATTATTCGGTCATTGCAGCGGAGGCCGAAGAAGGTGTTTTTCGTCTGCAGGCAGAAATTGCAGGTGATGCAGGCAATAAGTATATCGGTTTGTTATTGCCACTCGATAATTTCAACGGCTTAGCAGAAGCAATGGTGACAGAAATCTTGATTCCAGCACGAGATACTGAAACGGATGAAGAGTTGCGAAAACGAATCATTGATTCAAAAGAGATCGTAACATTTGGCGGAAATATCGCTGATTACTATTATCTTACATCGGCGATCGATGGTGTAGGGGCAGTACAGGTTTATCCAGTTTGGAATGGTGGAGGTACCGTACGACTAGTTATTTTAGACGATACTTACAAAGCAGCAAGCGATGTTCTAGTTGAAACTGTCCAACAGGTCATTGATCCGACTTTGGATGGCCAAGGAATTGGTTATGCGCCTATTGGACACAAAGTGACAGTTGCTGCTCCTAGTATAAAAACTATTGATGTAGAATTTGAGATCACCTTGAATATTGGTGTTTACTATGCTCAGCTGGCTG